AATCTGTCACGTACCCGCTCGATTGAATCGAAGCCGTACATGAAGTGACTGCCTGCTTTATCCTTCAGCAGCTCTGCATCATCCTCGTTGTAGAGGATAGCGATGTCCTGCCACGTCATCCACTTCGTGACCATAACGTCGTTCCAGCTGTCCGGGTCATAGTCCTCAGCATCCGGGTCGATGATCACGTTCTTCGGGTTAATGTTCTCCATGCGCACTTCACCGACCATCTGATCTGAGAAGTCCAACCGAGCATCGATGAAGCCCCGGCTTGCTATGATCCCGTCGCAGAACATGTCGCTGCGCTTCCAGTCGAGCTGGTTAGAGTCACTGATTTGCCGGTAGACCTTAGTCAGTGCCTCGGCCACTTCGGCTGGTGCACCCGCTGCTGGCTGGAAGGTCGTATCACTGCGGTTGAAGATCTGCTCACCCATGACGTTACTCAGGGTGCTCAGGATCTTGTTAATCGTTAGAGCGGGGCGACGTTGCTGCGCTAACTTGGCAAGATCAGTGCTCTGCCACTGCAACCCCCTGAAGTACTTCTCGCAGTTATCAGCCTTCTCCACGAACTCGTTGTGGCCGTTGTCTCTGGAGTACTGATAACGGGTCCACACTTCTAGGGTTTTCTGCGTGTCGATGGGCATGGCTAGTTCCTTCTCAGTCCATTCGCCTTGGCGAAGATTGCCTTGCGCTGGGACTCAGTCAAGTTACCCCGGTTATACTGCTGAGTGGCCCGTGCTTTAGCGTTAGCCGCGTGGCTACGATCAGGCATGGGGTACTTACGTTCTTTAGGCAGGCCGAAGGAAGACAGCCTCAGCCCGTGTCGTTCTGCTGTAGTGAGTCTGGCCATGTCATGCGCTCGAAAAAGTTCTAAGCAACCGCTAGGCACTCATATGAGTTCCGCCCTTGCGGCCCATAAACTCGCCTATCTTATCCCGCCAACTGGGTAAGACGCGAGACTTGATTTGAGAGTCCTTCGGGGTCTTGTTCACGCACAGATTCACTGCGTGGGCCAGCGCGTCCACCACGTCGTCATGCGCCCCGGCCGGGAACCGGAGCAGCTCCTGAGTTACGACCGGGAGCCAAGAAGACTCTAGGGGGAACCACACCCGACCCTGCTGGAGTCTGCCTTGTAGTGCCCGCGCTCTGGCCATCTTGTCGGTGAGGGTTTTGAGTTCTTCGTAGCTTGGGTAGAATCTTCGCTCTGACATCAAAGAACTTAAGAGAGGTTTGATCGCTTTCCATATCTGCCCGTCTTCGAAGCCTAGAGTCAGCGGGCACGTCGGCTCGCTCCCCCATTTCTGAGCAAAGGTCAGTATGTTCTCCACGATCTGGAAACTATCACCCCGGAAGCGGCAGACATCCACCAAGTGCAGATAGTCATGCTCATCCTGCACAAGAGTTACCCCTACGTTCCAGTCGTTGTGCTGCTTCTCCCCGATAGCGAAGTCCCATGCCTGATAAACGTTCTTCTGAAATAGGGGCGGCGAAGCCGGTTCAGTCTTTATCCACGCCTTCTGGAAATACATCCCCTCGTCTGGCACGGGGTTCTGCTGGTAGAGCGCGCTCCACACCCGCTTCGGCATGTTCTCCCGGTAGTTCAGGAGCATCTTGGCTGAGTACCTGTCCGGGTGCAGGGCATCTCCGGGGGAGCGCAGGTGCTTCAGAGCTGGGGCGTTCTGCTCTTCAGCGAAGCGCTGGATCACCCCATCACTGCCCTCGTACTCATACGCCTCGGCCAAGGCGGGGTACTTCACTACGTCGAAGTCGTCCCCTTGGTTTCCCTCAGCCATGGCCAGCTGGAGTCGTCCAGCGAGGTCGTCGTCGTTCCACCACGTCTGGATAATCAGCACTCCACCGCCCGGGGAGAGCCGTGTGTACGCAGTGCTCCAGTACCACCCCCAGAGGTTGTCCCGCGTTTGAATCGAGTCCGCTTCCTCCTGATTCTTGATGGGGTCGTCAATGATGAGGACATGCGCGCCTTTTCCAGTAATACCCCCGCCTACACCTGCTGCCGTGAACCCCCCTCCGGAGGTTGTGTTCCACGCTTCCGCGCTTTGAGACTCCGCATCAAGTACGCATTTCGGAAATAGGGCCAAGAAGGAGGGATCGCGGGCGATTTCTCTGACCTTCCTTGAGAACTTCATCGGCAGATCGAGGTTGTACCCGCAGTTAATCACCTCGTGTTCCGGGTAATGCCCTAGGTGCCACGCAGGGAAACGTATTGAGGCGAGTTCGCTCTTGCCGTGCCGTGGGGGCATCAAGAGCATAAGCCGAGGGGACTCTTCGTTCGCTACGGCCTGAGAGAATCTTTCGAGCCTTGCCGCGATATCTTCGTGCACCCACCCCGCGCGGTAGCGGGGGTAAAGGCGTTTGACGAACTGAATAAGATTGCGCCGTGCTAGGACCCGATTCGCTAATTCGAACCTCTGTTTCGCATTCAGCCGCTCTAATTCAGGCGGGAGAAGCGGAGTTTCGATCTGGGACATGCTCTAGCAGCTCCCTAGCTTCACCTTCGATCACTTCCGCGTCCTGCTCGATCAATTCAAGCAAGTCCTTATCCGAGAGCGTTTCCAACTGCGTCAGCAGCCGCTGGCTGGTGACGTTTACATTCAGTGTTTTCACTTCCGGCGCGTAGTAGCCGCACATCTTCGCCAGTTCACGCCAGCCCGCAATCTGGGTCATTGGCTCAGCCAACATCTTCGCTTGCTCGATAGCTTCCAAGAAACCATCCAGCACACGCTTGCGAGACATATCCGCCATACGCTCGTTCTTCGAATGAAGTTTCTTCACGAGGGCGACGAAATTAGGATCGTTCGTCGTGCGATACACCTCGCCGCCATTTGTAGGATATCCAGCAAGCTTTGCCGCGACTTTTATTTCTTTTCCCTCTGCGATGAATCTAGCGAGCAATCTCTTCTTTGGAGGGAAACCCGCTTCGGGCGAGATTGCGCGCTCGATATTCGCTGCTTTGCTCATGCGCGAAGTGTAGGCGGTTTGGTGATTATACGGAAGCGAATTAATACTTGACTGAACTGAAGGGTTTTCTCAGGAAATTTTTTCGGAATTTTTAAAAATACGTGTTTAGGGATGAGTGGGTGTCCCCTCCCGTCTAAGTCAAAGGCACCCCGCACTTCGGTTCGCGTTCGGAGTAGATGGGAAAAGAATTCTTAACCCCGCTGGGGCGTGTGTTGTGCATCATCTCCCTCAACTACCTGCAAAGGAGCTGCAATGAACGACACGCGCAAGTCCTTGGAACACGGCTACATCATTGCGTCCAGCACGAATCCCACCGGTGACAACTACGTTGCCAACTTTGTACGCGGTGCGATGGTCTACTACTCGCCCGAGCTGGCTGCAAAGCGCCATGCGGTCATCGATACGTACGTCTCCGCATTCAAAGCACAAAAGTTGGCGGCGTAACTCCGTCCTTGGCCCTTCTCCCTAACGGGAGAAGGGCCTTAAATTCAAGGACTTAGGGCTAGAACACACACCATAACCCCGCTGGGGCTTTTGTTGTGCACACGTTGGGTGTGCTTTCTGTGGGAGATGGACATGTCCGAGCAAAAGTACCCGTGGCAGATTAATTGGGAATCGTGGAAAGAGTTTGAGGTTGAGCCCACACCTCAACTCATCGGCGTTGCCAAGCAATTGGCAGCTCGGCTGCACAAGAGCAGCGGTCACAAAGAAGCTGCGCTGTACCTCGATTGGGCGCACGAATTGGGCAAGCCCGCAGTCAAGACGTGGTGGGATGGTCATAAGGTGAAATAATCACCTCAGTTCGGATCATAGCCAAAGGCTATGATCCGAACGTTACAAATCAAGGGGTTACGGTTAGTAAACACACAGTAAAGGATAATCATGCCTTATGTTCTCAATAAGAAACAGAAGATAGTCGCATCATCTCCAATCTCTCGTCGTATGAAGATTCCAGAAAATGCAAAGTACTTCGAGACAATCGCAAGCTCCTATGAAGATCCCGGTGAGGACTGGTGTGAGACAGTCTTCTTCGATGATGATCTCAAAGAAATTGCGCGTAAGCGCATTAACGGTTATTAGGATGAAGTACAGGAATAACCCCGCTGGGGCTATTCTTGTGAATCATCCCTACCACAAGGAGATCTTATGACTGAATTCGTAGGACTGCTATCGCATGTAGATATGTTGCCCATTATCTACGGCGTAGTCATCTTCATTGGCTTAGCCATTATGATCATTAAGCTAAGAACAGGACATTGGATTAGTCTGTTCATTGACATCGGAGTGTTCTGGTTTGTGTTCAAGCTCCACGGCGGCACTATGTCTGGAGCCTTTGCAGCCACCATCGCAGCTATGTTGAGCGGCTTAGTCTTTCCGTTGTTGTTCAGAGGAATGTTCAAATGAAAGAAGTTGAAAAACTCCAAGCAGCGCTCAGAGAAATGAGCGAGAAGCATAAACAAGCTAGCGTCACAGGAGCATGTGTGAAATGCGGCCTACTTGCACTCCCACGTTGTTTCACACCATTAGGCGTTCGTGAGTATCGCATCAGCGGTTTGTGCGAGATCTGCTTCGACGACACCTTTGCTGATCCGGAGGATGAACATGTATAAGTTTCTAGCCTTTGCAGTTGTAGCAGTTGGAGCAGCAGTCGCAACTACGGTGTACAAGCTGAAGCATCGCGACGCAGTACAAGTCGAAGAACTAGCCAAGCGCAACAAGGTCACCGAAGCACAAGAAGCAGAAATTCGCGGCTAACAACCCCGCGAAGACCAGCCTGAACGCAGGCCGTGGCACGTCCACGTTAAACCAGCCAAACAGGAAGCCTCTGCGCTGCATAGCTGGGCAGAGTACGCAAGCTTCCGCCTTCAATGGTATGAGGAGTAATTCGTAAATCAGTCCATAGCAGTAATGCCTAAGGACGCCGGACGCTGTAACCGGCAAGAACGTGCCCCTTAAGCAAGGGCTAGGAAGTGGCTGCGCTGAAAGGTAGCACCAGCGCTGGTGCAGCAGCCAATGGCGAGTGAATCTCGCCGCAATGGTGATAGCGTTAGCAAGAGTGTGGAGCCGAAAGGCGCTGAAGCATGACTTGCTCACCACCTTCCCCCACTGGGGCTATTGGTGTGCAGTACACACCCAATAACCCCAAGGAGCAATCATGCGTACAGTATTTCGTATTCAATCATCCGACACGTTGTCCGCAGAAGTAAACAAAGATCAATCAATTTCAGTATGCGTTGAGACAGAACCAATGCCTGAAATTGACATGCGCGTCGTAGACATCGATGAAGTACTTAAAGCATACGATGTCGGCATTGAAACAAGATATGGTATCAGCCGTGAGATTCACAACATCATCACCAAAGGAATGGCGATGGAAGTCATCAAAGAACATTTCAGGATGACTTAGCAGAAAGCAGAGAAACCCCGCTGGGGCTTTTCTGCTGCATCACAACCCCGTGATGTGCAACATGAAAGGAACTGGATGCTTACTCTAGGATTCAGTTGGGGATCTAGCGGAACATCGTTAGATGAGGAGTTGTACTTGCAGGAGCAGTTGGCCTTGAAGATGAAGGCGCTGCTAGAAGAACACGGCTGGAGTGATGAATTCGGTCGTGACCCAGTACTCA